CTTCACCGGGGCTGCGGAGAAACCAGAGAGCTTGGTTTCCTCTTCGAACGAACGCTCGGAGGTCTCCGTCTCGTAGATCTCCTTGTGCTCTTCGCCGTAGCGCTTGTACTCCATGCCGAACAGCGCGTTCAGGCCGGGCAGGAGTTCCTTCAGTAGTTGGGCACGTGAAATTGCCATGTTAAGTTACTCCTTAAGCAACGTAGTAGCGATGAGCGCCGAAGGTGATCTTGACGAGCACTTCAGGGCTTTGCACCAGGGCCACAGAACCGGAGACGGTGGTGTTTGCCGCCATCACCAGGGTTTGCGCGGTAGTGGACGAAACCGTAGCAGCGGTGCTGACAACGCCAACCCACTGCAACTGGCCCGTAGCCGCCACCAACTGGTACATATCCGTACCCACCGGGATCACTTGGCCAATCGACAGACCAGACACAACGATGGACGTTGAGCCAGTGCCGCTGACGTAGGTGCAACCCGTAGAGACTTGCGTATCAGGCACAAGACCCAGAACGCGGAAGTTACCAGCCGAGGTCGAAGCCGCAACCACACCACCAGCAGAGTTGCCAGTCGCAGCAGAACCCGTGGTGGTGTTACCCGCCATGTTCTGACCGACCAGAAGCTGCGTTGCCGAAGCGATGGTGGTATTGCCAGCAGCAGTCACCACAGCAGCCTTGAAGACCGTATCCGGGTCGTCGCAGATGATGGCTTTGATGTCCCCAGCCAGGGTGTTGGCAGGGTAGTACTGGGAGAAACGCTTCTGCTTGGTCACCGGATCGGTGTACGAGCAGCCCAGGAACACACCAACCGCAGCGTTACCTGCAATGGTGTTGGCGAGGATCGTGACAAACCCGCTCGAAAGCTGGACAAAGTCACCGTAAAAAATGGAAACGCCGTAGTTGTAGGCAATCGGATACTCTCGGGTAGAACCTGAGAATACCTGACCACCGATGAGGTTTACGGGCTTGAACCCGTAAGGGGCGTCAATCGTGGGGTATCCCATCTGAAACTCCTTAGATTAAGAACCGCGTCCAAACGACACCTCAGAGCGGCGCTCTTTGAACAGAGGCATCCGGGGATCGTTATCGCGCATGAAGTTGTTGTCCACTGAGGCCATTTGCCCGTCAGCTTGACGCTGGTAGAAGGCATTTCGCTGCTCAGTGAACTCCGTTGGGGTTTTGCAAAGCAGCAGGCCACCGACTTCAATGCTGTCCGGGAAGCGACCTGAGCCACCTCCTCCCAGTTGAATCTCGGGATGTTCGCTTGCTTTCACAGGCTCCCAGCCTTCGCGGAGCTTTGAGGACACATTCATCGGGTCATTGGTCCCGAGTGTACTGACGCGAATCCAACGAAAAGCATACCCAGCCTCAGGATTGGGGTCGGGCAGAAGTTGTGGGGGCATCCATTGCTTGGGCCGTTCAGCCTTAGCGCGGGTGTCCAGTTCGCGGGGATTACGTTCAGCCATTTTGTTTCCTCATTTCTTCCGCAACCGCACGGGCGTACTGTTCATTGGTCAGTCCGAGCCGTTTGGCGATTTGAACTTGTGATTGCGTCAACACGATTTTTCGGGGCGCTGTGCTTCGCGTGGCGGGAGCTACAACTGCGGCTTTTTTAGCTGGTTTTTCCGAGGTAAACGCATCTGGAAAAATCTGCCGTACACGGGAATTGATCTTCTCGTAGTACTCGTCGCTGTTTGTATCCACTCCGCTATCAACAAGTTTTTTGTGAACCGTCAAGGCCACAGCAGTCATCTCGTCATTTGACCCAAACCAAGGATTGGCATCACGCCAAGCATTAGCTTTTGGATCAACACGGACACTTTGCTCTGCCTGTGGTGCGGGTTGTACCACAGGAGTTTGCGGCTGTGCAACTGTTGGCCTGAAATTGTTTACTCGCTCTGCTTTGTATTTAGCAGCAGCAAGTGCCTCTTGAGCCTCAACCAAAGCATCAGAGTCTCCAGCTTCATACGCGGCCTTGAACTTCTGTTTGGCTTGATCAAGTTCGTTTTGAACAACCTTTTTGGCCTGTTCAAGCAATGCTTGCTGGCCTTGTCCCAAACTACCCTGAAGGCGCTTATTCTCTTCTACAAGGTTATGAGCGAGGCGCACTGCCTCTTCACGCTCACGCAAAGCCGCCTCTTTAGCCCTGCGCTCCTCGTGATAACCCTTGGAGAAGTGCTGGATGCGCTTCTTGACTCCTTCGGAGTACTGGGCAAGCTCATCGTCGGTCACTTCCGCAGGGGCCTCTTTCATGGGCTTGCGGTTGCGATCCACCTCTGGCGTGTCGTCAACAACCTCAATCTCGGTGTCGCCCTCGCCTTCGATCTCTACTTGAAGTTCCTCAGGCTTTTCCGCTGCAATTTCGTCGGGGAACTTGAAATCACTCATGTACTACTCCTTACAGTTTGTTCTCATCAAGACGATGATCCCCGCACCAGTCATCTGGCTTTACAGCCGGATAGCCGTTCATAGTAGGTGCGTGGCGGCGGCAGCGGCCAATCTTCCAGAAGTCGCCTTCTTTCATATCAGCATGCTGTTTACCAACAAACCACATACAAGTAGAGCACTTCATGCTCGCACTGCGGTGTTTCCAAGGATCGTGATTTTCCATTTAAGTTCCTTACGCACGGGCAAAAAAGTGCCCGGAATGTTTGTTGGACTTTTTCCTGTTCCAACTTGCAGGCACAACCTGAAGGTTGTTTGGCTCAGAGGTTCCACCTTTGCTTACTGGCACAACGTGGTCAACATGCCACTTGCCGCCAACAAGGGCCTCTCTTGTACGCGCAAGCTCAACTGCCTCTTGCAAAACCCAAAAGTCGTCGTTGCTTAGGTTTTTCTCTAAGCTCCTACGCTTTGACCTGCTTGCTGCCCAATAAACGGCGTTGGCTTTAGACCATCGTTGACGAGCGGCCTTCCTGGCTTCTGAAAGCGGCTTGTTTGCCCTACGAGCTTCCGCTGCCGATCTACCCCCAGATGCAGCGTATGCCGCCTCTTCGCGTTGTTTACACGCCTTGCCTTTCTCAGAAGCGTAGTACCTTTGCTTGGCTTCACGTATTTTTTCCGGCATCAGTTTGCGGCGCATTTGTGCGCTTTTGTTGACGCACGGTTTGCACCAACAAAACAAACCATCTTTGGAAACTTTACTCGCACCAAACAAACTGCAAGGCTGCTGTGTTTTGCATTTTGTGCAAAGTTTGAGCATTAAACCCTCCGGATTCCGCGAGGATCCTCCACCACTGCTTCAACGCTATCGTCGTTGATGATCCGCCACTCAGTACCATGAATCTTCAGTCGCGTGCCCGTATTAGGTCGGACCAGGACGAAATCGCCTACCTTGCATGAAGGCCCACTGGGGAAGCGCAGCGGATCTTTGTAGCAATCAGGCCCCATCTTGGCGACAAACAGCACCGGGCTCATCACCTCTTCAAAGTGCATGGTTTGACCAGATTTGATCAGGCCACTTTCATACTCTTCATCTGCTTTGGGCAGCATACAGAGCAGGTGGTACGTCACAGGATCAGGCACCTGACGGGCCTTTTCTGCGTCAGTTGCGGGCAGCGTTGTGGTGCTTGCGCCGTCACTCAGGAGGATTTCACTCATCGTCGTTTTCCATCTTTCGCACGAGGTCAGTTATAAAAGCATGTGCCCGCGATAGACCCCGGATCTCGCCACACAAGTCACGATACTCAGCATGATCTTTTGCTGAGCCTGAGATAAGCGCCTGCGCGATGGATTCGCGGCGCTCCTCAATTTCTTTGATAACCACGGTAAACGCAGTGGTCATATTAACTCCTTATTGTTTTGTGCGCGGTTGTTGCGCTGGTTTAATCATACTCTTTACCATATCTGCTCGGAGTTTCTTGTCTCCTTGCGATTGTTGCGCCTGTAAACGCGCAGCTTCCTTTTGTGTTTCAACTTGCAACCTCTGCTGTTCAAGTTGAATCTTTTGCTGTGCAATCTGGAAGTCCCGCTGGCTGTCTGCCTCCTTACGCTTGAGTTCCTCTGCCTTAAGCTGAAGTTCCATCTGCGCCATTTGCATCTGCGGGTTTTGGGCCATTTGCTGGGCTTGCTGCTGTTGAGCCTTACCCATGTTGCTCTGCAGCAATTGCTGTGCGGCCTGGGCCACCAGACGCGACAACTGCACTTCCGTCTGCTCATCAAGCTCTTGGTCTGGCATCGTCATGGGCACACCAAGCTGCTGCTCGATCTGCTGGCGGTACGCAAAAGCCATGTGCTCCGCAATATGAGCCATAACCGCGCCTTGCATTTGCTGAGCCATTGGGCTTTGACCAATCATCTGCATGATCATAGGATCTTGCATAAGGCTCATATGGGTTGCAATATGGGCTTGATGGTCTTGGTAGATAAACGCCTTGGTGGGTTTTCCTGTCAAGAAACTCATGTTTTCTGACACGGGATCACGAGGTTTCTGATCATCCTCTACAGGAACCAGCTTCTCTGCGTTCTTGATGCCCAATACTTCCAGCATCTGCCGGTGCAGTTGGGGCAGGTCATAGATCTGCGGAGCACCTTGGGCCAATTGCAGAGCAGCTTGGTACTGCATGATCCGCTGAGCCATAGTGGCTGCGTTTGGATCACTGACCGGAATAACCTCGACCAAGTCATAGTCGGACTGTTTAACCGACCGGTCCCCGCCTTCTGGCGTGTAGGAATAATCTGCAGGCAGGAAGTCACGGATGATTTCCTTCAGCAGCTTAAACTCCATGCGCAGGCTTGCGTGTACACGCGCCTGAACCGCGCTCATGGTCTTGAGTTGGCGCTCAAGAATAGCCAGCGTGGTGCCCACCGGGGCCTGGGCAGACATATCGCTGACTTTCAGATCTGCGATAGCTGCAAGGCGTCTGCCCTCTTCTGTAATCCGCTCAAGCAACGCAGCCAGAACCTGACTCGGTTCCTTGTACGGCAGCGGCATGATGTTGTCCCGCACCGTGCCGGAGGGGATGTCTACATCACGGAATTCACCCGGAGCGATGGGCGTGTCGTCACCCTTGATTCGCAATCCACGGCTTTTCAGACCACCGGGCAGGTTGGACAGGGTTCCAGCATCAACGAGTTGGCGAATGATGGAAGTGCCAGCGCGAGCATAACCACCAATAAGGTGGATATAACCCAGGCCATAAGCGCCAAAACCAGGGATATAGGTGTATTGGACGAAGTGTTGTCGCTTGAGTTTTCGCTTGTCGTCTTCGTTCCAGTTTCGCCGGATTGACAAAACCGTCTGAGTGCCTCTTTCAACCGTGACCACATACGGCAAAGGAACTTCATCTTCGTACCCCGGCATGTCCCAGTCTACGTGGATCTCCAAAACCTGATAGCGCTCGTCGTCAGTAAGGGTATACCCTTGCTCCTCGGCCTTTTTCTTCTCAATGTCAGTAAAGAACCTGACAGGTTCACCCAGTTCTACGTCCATGTAGAAGCCAGCCACCTGCAGCTTCTTGATCTCGTTCTCCGTTTTGCGCATCACATGGGTGACACGCTCGGCGGTGTACACGTTAGATGCCCCATAGGGCATGATCAAGTCTTCTGCCGGGACAAACGGAGCGGCAGGCAGTTCCGTGCTGGGGTTCGGGTAGATCTTCTTAAACGCTGCGCCTGAGAGCCCCAGGGAATACAGCATCCGCTCATGCTCTGAGCGGTAGTCGATCATCTTCTCGGTCAGCATGTAGTTCATGTCATCGCGGACACGTTCTGCTGCGTCTTCCTTGAGGCGGTCGATGGCTCCGATGATCTGCGTCTTGACCGGACCCTGGGCGGGGAAGGTCTCAGTGATCATCTCTGACTGGAACCTGATGGCAGCTTCTGTCAGAAGGGGGCTGTAAACACCACAAGCCCCGTTCCAGGGCTCTGTGCGCTCTTCATACTTCATGCCAAGGACTTCCAGGCCCTTGACAAACATCTCTGTCCAGTCTTTTCTGGAGTTGATGTCTGCGTCTACCAGGGAGACAAGCTCTGAGGCCAGCGTTTGAAGTTCGCCCTCGTCCATGTACTCGGCGAGGTTGGCATCAAACTCCTCTGCGATCAGAGGTTCCGGCATTAGGTCAATCTCAACCCCGTCAATCCCGATTTTCACATCATCCGGGTTCTCAATTTCAATCTCAATCGCAGGCTCATCGCCCATCAATCCCATGTCCAAGGGGTTCAGAGCGGTGTCAATGTTGGTTGCCATGTTGCGCTTTCAGAATCAGTAATAGGAGGCGTTCCGGCGCTTGTGCATCGGTTCGTCTTGCTCATCGCTATCAATTGCAATGAAACCGCCCTGTC